CTCTAATTGCTGACCTAATAGTTCAATTATCTCCTCTGCTTTAAGCCTTTCCATAACAGGCTCAGAGATTTGATCACAAGCATCTGACGATGGCTGTTCATCTTCTCCGTCCATCTTTGCTCCGCAGTTAGGACAATAATTATATGTTGGTTCTTCTTCCTCAAACACGCATCCGCATTCAGAACACTTCCACTCATAGTAGACTGGACAACCGTCAGCATAACCGTCAAATTCCGTGCCGATGTACTTACCGTGTCTGACTGGTTCTCTCTCAAGTGCGCTCTTAATCCGCTTGAATACCGTATACTCTTCACATTCTGATATTTCGCCAAAACAATAACAGTGGTTAGTGAATATACACTTATCAACCTTAGCGCAACAGTTGTTTGTGATGCCTGTATACTCAAGTGCTTTATTCAAACATTCTTCGTTTGTCATACTATCCTCCTTTCAATTTACTCATCTTGAAAAATTGAATCTTCTTCTACAAAGCATCCACATCCGCCTATGTCACACAGTTCTTCAAACGATAACTGTTCTCCTCTACCTTCGACGCTCTTCCTTAACTGGCGGAGCGTGAACGGCTTTCCTTTGCGTTTGAGGATGCTCACATCCTTTCCGATCTTTTGTCTGATCTCCTGTTCTTTATTTTCCCATTCTCTAAACTTTCGCGGATCAACCTCAAGGAGATGTGACCAATGACCGATTCCACCCTTAACACAGGCGCCACCACAGTTGTTGTGTGAAAATCCGACTCTGTACATATACGGAACTTCAATTCCGTCTTTTTTCAAGAGTTCCAACATCTCCGGTTTTGAAATATATGGCTTTTCACACATCGGAAATTCAACTCTGTACGGATCATAGTTCTTACGGATCGCTCCGATCCTGTGAGTTTCTGTCCAGTCAATTCCTAAGTACAGAATGCATTCATCCGGTTCATAGCGTTCTTTCAGCCAGTTCCGGAACGGTCTGCTTTTCAGCTTCTTTGAACAGCTTGCAATCCGTGAGTTATACAGGAAATTCTCTTCCCATGCCAATTCAAACGGTGTTTTACCTTGGCATAATCTGACAATCTCTATGTTCAGCTTCTTTTCGATGTCATCTAAGAAGCGATACAAATCGCCATCTTCTGCTAATGTGTCGCAAAATACAGCAGTCACATCTTCTTTCGGTTGATTCTCTAATACTCTTTTCAGCGTGAAATATGATCCGATTCCTCCGCTGATGCTGATGATATGTTTCATAACATCCGTCAACTAATCTGTGACGGATAAGCGACAAATCCTCCTATGCTCATATGCTTAAGTAGTTTTCAAATATACTTAAGTATATTCACGCTGTAACTGTCGCCTTTACGATCAGCTTTATCAATCTCTGATCAACCTAGTTTCACTAGGATCAGTTATTCTCCTTTCTCATTTTCCTTTCAACTCCTGTTTAACGATCCGGATCATCCGGTCATATGCGTTACCAACGTGATACTTCTCTTGTAGCTCGCGCTTATCCCTTGTTCCCATATAATCGAGTACGAAATCAGCATTTTCGCCTCTAAGAAGCGTGTCACGATATCCTTCAGCCTTTTTCAGTGACCATGAATAATACTTCATCTCCCATTCAATCGCCGCCTGCTCCGTAACGTACTCAGTCAGCTTTTCCGTATAGTCATATACAGCGTTACCCTTGGCTTCTCCGATCGCTTCCTTTCCGTTCGGTGATGAAGGCTCCGTCAGCGTGTCGATCTGACGCTGAAGCTCATCGATCAGCTTTTGGTAATTATTGACGGATGTTCGATAGAAGGGAATCCGACAGATTTCAGTGACGATGTATTTTGCTTCCGGATAGTTCATCTGTATCTGCCTCCGATCCGTCCGTTAATCATGTCGAGCTTATAGCACTCGTTATTCAACTTTGATTTCAGTCCGTAATTTGAACGAACTACAGTGTCATATCTGTTAATGATCTTCAATAATACCGGAAGCAATTCCTCGCTGTCCGTTTCGATCAGATTGTCAGCCAGTTTTAAGAAGGACTCATGAAGATCGGTGTTCCGCATCGACTTCAGCTTTTCCTTGATCGCATCAAAGTCTTTCATCTTCCTGTACTCCCGATTCCGCCGTATCTGAATCCTTTTGCATCATCGTCATCAGTGACGAAGTATCTTTCAAATATGCCCTGCATATAGCGCTCGCCTTTGTAGATTGTGTAATCCTCATCTGAGTTGTTCATTAACATAGCCTGCATAGAATCTCTGAAATCCGAGTCAATAATTCCGACAGCGTTTGTTAATGTGATTCCATTCTTGCCGAGCGACGATCTGATAAACAGCTTCAGAAGGAAGCCTTTACGCATCCGGACTTTGACACCTGTATCGAACTGGATGAATTTATGTGCAGGAATAACCACCGTCTGCGGAGCGATGAAGTCATATCCTGCGGAATCAGCCGTCTTTCTGATCGGTCTGATATGCGGATCGGAGATAAACACTCCGACTGTGTTGCTCTTGAATGTTGAATCTGTCATTTCTCCCCTCGCAAATTTTTCTCAATGTCCTTTATGATTCCGCCAATCGTCAGCGGATTTGTTTCGAAATATGTCGCGATCGATCTGTTTCCGTATCCTTCTTGATACATCCGATATATAGAAGCGATGTCATGATTCGGATGACGCTTCCGGACTTCGCTATAGCGGAGAAGGCAATCAACGCAGATGCATATCGTGCCTTCCTCCGTTTCGCTGAAGTATCCGCTTGAGATCGATTTTCCGCAATTAGCACAAATCATCAGAATGGAAGATCATCCGCTCCGATATCGAGTCCTTCATACTCCGGAAGTCCGAACTCTGACGGAGTAGTCTGTGCGTTGCTCATGGACTGCTGATGATATGTCGGCTGTGCGACTGGCTGTTTGTATGTAGGCTGTGCTACATTCTGATTATTCTGATGATTTTGACCAAATCTCTCGATTGAAATCCTCTCGGCGACGATCTCGTCATTTCTGCGATTCACACCGTCTTTTTCATATTCGTGATAGTCGCATCTGCCTTCAACAAGGATCAAATCACCCTTCTTGCAGTACATTCCGAGATAATCCGCAGTATTTTTCCATGCGGTTACAAAGAACCATTTAGTCCGCTCGTTTCCATTTCTGTCTTTCGTTGTCTGAGCGATCGATACATTGCAGACACTCGTTCCATCATTAGTCTTTTTGACCTCGGCATCCTTTCCGAGAAAGCCGTCAATAATTACTCTGTTAATCATATTTTTCCCTTCTTACCATCCATATTTTTTTCCGAAATCTTCGATCTGTTTTTTCATGTAGTCCGGTACCGGAACCGTCACTGTCGGCTGTTTAGGCTTGTCATAGCTGTTTTTTTCCCATGTTCTGACAGCCGCCTTCCAATCTTTCATCTTGTTCCTACCGACCATCCATCCGTTTGATTCGTAGTAGTCAATGAATTTGTTGGCATCGACATTGTTGTTTCTTTCAGAGCAGTAAGATTTAACTTCATCAATAGAGGGAGGAGTGAAACGCTTGCGTTTCTTACTATCTATATCTTTCTCTATATCTATCTCTATACTCTTACTCTCGTTATTTTTAGTAACGCTTTCGTAACGCTCTTGTAACAAAGCTGTAGCGTTTTCCTGTTTTTTCTTCTCTCTGAGCTTCCTCTGACGGTTCGCATTGTCATTATTGGCGGCGCTTCCGATCATGTTGCTGATCTCTCTCATAAAGATCGTGCCATCGCTCAGAATCTCCATCATCTTCAGTTTCGTGAATACATTCACTGCGCTTCTGACGATATCGACATTGGTGTTTGTGATTGTAGCAAGCATATCCTCGTTGTAAGGTATCTCATCGTTGAATCGGAGGCTTCCTTCATGGTCAACGGATTCACAGAGCAGTTTCAGATAAAACAGAATGTACTCTTTACCGTTGGGCATTTCTTCAACAATACGGATGTCATGCCGTTTGAAGAAGCCTCTGTTCAGCTTCAACCAGTAATATCGACCTTCAGTCATTCAGCCACCTCGGAATATTCATTTGCTCTTGTGGCTTGTAATTGGATTTTTCAAACCGCATATTGTAGAGCTTTTCTTTAGTCACTGTGTTTATGGTTTTAAGCATCTCAACGCTCATCAGATCATGATTGTCTTGCTTCCGCTTAATGTTGTTAAGAATTGATGTTTCAGCATCGCCTATGACCACATAAACATCCACTTCGTGTTTTTGTCCGAATCTCCAGCACCTTCTTATAGCTTGATAGAATTGCTCATATGAATCTGACAACCCACAAAATATAATTCTGTGACAGTTCTGCCAGTTCATTCCGAAACCGCATATACTTGGTTTACTAATCAAAATGTGAATACTGCCATCAGAGAACCCTAACATTCCGCTTTCTTTATGCTGGTCTGTGTCAGATCCTTTAACTTCATAGCTTCCATTTATTGCCTTTTTTAATGCTTCCGACTCATCGTTGTAGTTGCACCATACAAGTGCTTGACTGGATTCTGAATTAACAATTTCCTTTGTTTTTTCTACCCTCAGAGTAAGACTGTCTTTTCTGGCTTGCCTTCTTTCATGTAATGTTTCTGCTGGCATCGCAAACAACTGCCCTTCTGGAGTTTCTGTTTCTGTTATGATCGTGTGTATATTCAGCTTCGGCAGTATGTATTTTGTGCCATCAAACCCCAAATCAGATGGACTTTTTATCATAATTGCCCATTCTGCAATCCACTTGAAGAACTCTTTCACAGAGTGCCTTTTTAACCGCCATCCGATGCCGTTAGATGAGTCATTTATGAAGAACATAGACAACATCTCATTCATTGTCATCACATTAAGAAACTCTGCGTGATTGCCTAATTCTGTAAAATCATTCGGAGAAGGTGTTGCGGTGCAAGCCAACTTATACTTTGTATTTCTGAATCTTCGGATCAAATCGTTTGTGGTTTTGCCGCTATAACTTTTGAGTATGGATGACTCATCCAACACAACCCCACAAAATCTATCAGTATTGAATCTGTGTAATTTTTCGTAGTTTGTTATGTTAATCCCAGATTCAACGTCTTCGTCCGATTCGCATAATTTGGCTTTAACGCCAAACTTTTCTGCTTCCTTTGCGGTCTGTTTTCCAACAGCAAGCGGTGCAAGGATTAGAACACTGCCATTTTCGTGTTTCGCTACGGCATCCGCCCATGACAACTGCTGAATTGTTTTGCCAAGACCTGTATCTTCAAACAAGGCCGCTTTCCCTTTTCTCAGCGCCCAAGCAACAATATCTCTTTGGAAATCAAACAAATTCTCATTCAATTCTTCTGCGTGAAATCCACTATCTTCAACAACAGTGGCTTTCTGTTCAAGGAATTCAGCGTATGAATTTGCTTCCTTTATATGCTTATTCCTGTCTGTGTTGTGATGAAACATGACTATTCTCCGAAAATGCTCATTTGTTCATAAGATTCTGCGTTGATACAGTTTTTCACAGCCTGCTTATAATATGTTGGCTTTAGTTCAATTCCGATTCCCCTTCTGCCCATCTTCAACGCTTGGAATATTTCAGATCCGATGCCGCCAAACGGAGTGAATACAATATCATTTGGATTTGTCCACAACTTGATGCACCTTTCGATAACATCCAGTTGTAAAGGACAGATGTGTTTTTCATCTTCGTTATCTCTTGCGGATGTTGCTTGCAGAGTGTTTGACTGGTTAATATCCATCCATACTGGAGAAGCGTATTTTTGCCACAATTCAACAGGGAATGTTTCATTTGTGTTTGTTACTGGCTCTTTATTCTCTCCTGTTTTCCTAAATACAAGAATTTTGTCTGGAAACCCCTGTCTGCACATACATGCATCTTTTTTTATCTGTTTGTGTAATAAGCCAAGTGCTTTGGTTCTCTGCATGGCTGTGACTGGATTTTTCCATATACAGATTTCTGAATGATAGATAAACCCTTCTTTCTCAAAGACCCTTATCAATTCTCCCGGAAAATCCTTTGCACCAATAAAACCATCCTTAAACTTCATGGAAGGCATAATCATGCAGTGTACAGCGACCAATCTTCCACTTTTTAGGATTCGGAATAACTGTTTGACAATATATGCCATATGAAGGTCAAATTCTTCTGATGACTTGCAGTTTCCAATATCCCTGTCTGAATCGCTGTATGTGTATAAGTCAATAAACGGCGGACTGAATATGCTGAAATGGACTGATTCATCTGGAATTCCTTCCATGATTTCGCATGAGTCACCATTATAGAAAACGAAATTTTTACCTTGGTACTGATCAATTACGTTCATTTTTCTCCCTCCTTTGCGATCCTGTACTTTGCATATTTGCTTTTTGTGTTTGATTTTTCTGTGATGATGTTTGCAAGTCCTCTTTCTCTGATCTCCTGTATCCGGGCGGGAAGATTGCCGATTCCCAGGTGGATCATGGCGCTCCGCCGAGTGATAAACTTGTGAGTTTTCAGATAATCAAGGACAAGCTCATTCTGAGTCATACAGCAAGCTCCTCCATGCATCAGTATCAATTCCGTCAGCTTCAGCTCTCTCGATTGTCTTATCGATCAGCAAGCTCATTTCTTTCGTATCCATCTTCGAACTTCCGTAGAAGCATTTACACATGACAGTCTTTTTTCCGTTTCTGATCCGCCGATCAACAATCTTCATTGATCTGATCTCGGCGACTTTTTTAAATCGATCGACAGCATCCTCAAGCATCTCGAAGAATTCGCACTTTGCTCCTGCTTGTTCAAGCAGTTGCATATAGATGTCTTCCGTATCAGCCTTGTTGCCGTTTTCTTTCATAGCGATCTGTCCGATCAATTCCCACATATAGCGATTCTGAGCCAGTGAGCGATTGTTCCGATGCTCCTTGATGTCCAGTTCATAGTTACCGGATTTCAGCGCTTCAACAGCCTGCTTTCCTCTCCATCCGCAATCGAACGTTAGGATCACTCTGCCGTCATCCTTGAATCCGGTTCGTAATTTCTCAGCGTATATTTTCATAGATAACTCTTTCCAAATAATCGTATGAACATTGACCGAGGATGTTCCATTTCGAACAGCTCTTGACACTGTTGTTTAAGCGTCCGACTGTAAGCAATTCCCGCAGGAGTATGATGCAGTTTGTCATGTTCATCTCTAGTCAGCCATATCCAAAATCCATACTGTTCAGAAAGCCGTTTATAGTATTTTGTCTTTCCGAAGATGTGATGGAAATCGATATCGGATGTGCGTCCGGAAACGAAGGAATATCTCTCCGCTTCCGGAACATCACCCTGTAATACCGATGGAATATTTGTATATCTGTACTTTAAGCTCATGATGCTTTGCTTCTCAGAATTGAGCCGAGTACAGCGATGACTCTCGTCATAGCGGGCGGATCATTCAGAAGCAGTCCGCCGTCAACCGTGTTGACATTGGCTTTCTGTTTGATGTAGTCCGATACAGCTTCGTTGTGGATATCAACATTGATCTTTTTGAGTTCACCGACAAGCCTTGTCATTTCGACAGCCATCATCGAAACATCTGACATATCCTGTTTCTTCTTCGGAGCTGTTTGTTTCGGCGCTTCCTGCTTCTTCTGAGGCTCTTTCTTATAACCGTGTTCCGGTGATGCTTCAACATCCGGATCATCGCCTGTGCTGATCTTGTAAGCACTAAGCAAGCAGTATTTGCTTGCGTAAGTGTCAGCTTTTCCGGTTGACTTATCACCTGTGTCGATGCCGTCACCGTATCCGTCAATCTCGATGAACTCTTCCGGTTTGTGAATATTCACGAAGCGATATGTGACTTTCTCGCGGATGTAGAATACTGTCCGCTTTCCGTTCTTGCCTTCCTGCTCGATCTGCCTCTGATCAATCAGCTCTTTCATGATCGGATAGGAGTAAACTCCATACTTCTCTTCAAGAGGCTTAATTGCGTCTTTGACATCACGCTCAGACACAGCTTTGTATGACTGGTTGTATCCTGCGACAACATTCAGATTCTTTGCTACAGTCGGAATCTCCGACTGGATATGCAGGAGCTTCTCATAGATGTTCATTGCTGATACATCAACTGTCTTCTTTTCCATTTTTCTTTCCCTTCTTGTATGTCAATCTGACATATCCTGCTTTCGGAACTTCCATCTTGTACTTGTCATAGATGCCGTCATCCTTCATTTTCAAAACATTGACGGTTTCTGTAGTTGTGTCGGCGACTCTTGTCGCTGTGAACAGATCGCACTCGAATTTATCGACATTGTGCTTTTTCATTGCTTCCTTGAGCGGTTTCTCAATAGCTTCTTTCTGTGCCTTCAGTTCCTTTATGGTTGCATCGATCGCGCTGATCGTTGCGAATGCTTCCATAGCTTTTTCGCTAAGCTGAATCTGTCCTTTCCGGACTGATACCTTATATTTCTGTTCCATTATTTGTCTTCCTCGCACTTATGTTCATCTGCCCAATGTACTCCACCGTTTGGAGTGATAGGCTCTCTGTAATTGACGTAGTATCTTCTGATTTCGGTCTGATCGTGATCTATCCGCTTAATATCAGCCGTGATCTTTTCGAGCTTTTCGATGATCTCTTTGATTTCGCCGTCAAGCACTTCCGCATCAACAGCGCTCACTTTCTTATCGATCAAATCTTCAATCTGCTCGATCTGTTCTTCGGCGATGTTCTGCTTGATGTTCAGTATGATGATCGCCAGTACGATCAGAACAAAGAGTATTGCTGAAGTAATCAATATCATCATGCGATTCCTGCGTCCTCCATTCTGTAGCCTACGATCTGCAAGTATTTGAGAGCTGACTCAATGCTGTCGATCTTTTCGAGGATGCTCTCTCCGGTAATCTCTTCCTCTCCATTGCTAAGCGACTGATAGTCATTGCTTAATGATTCCTTGCACTTGGTCAGAGCTTCGATCAGCTCATTGAAGGAGTCACGCGCCAGTCCGTCATATCCGTTCATGCGACAAATACCTTCCAAATGATTCCCATAACGATTACTGCGAATGTTGCGAAGATTAGAATATCGTAATATGCGTCCAAATCTTCCTCGGTGATAGTTGTTTTGATTTTCATGTGATAATCCTCCTGTTATAATGAGGATGCCTTTTGTAAGGCGATCCTATTGTCTGCGACTGATCTCTATCCTGTGGTCAGCCGCTTTTTTTCTGTGCAGAACCGCAGTCAAGCGAATCTGCTCGGCATTGGATAAATCCTCGCCTTTGTACTCTTCCCAAAATTCCTCCAGTTCCTTTTCGCTGTACCTCCTTCCTCTCCCTGTCTTGATGCCGAGAAGCATTCCTGTTTCGAATAGGACTGGCATCAGATGGCGATCAATTCCGAGCGTTTTCGCCGCTTCTTGTGCCGTTACTGTTCTGAGCATTTCTCAGCGCTTCCGCTCCTGCATTGATGAGCTGACGAGCCGCTTCAGAACGGCTGTAGCTTCCGGTTTTCTTGAGATTTCGCATCGCAAGATCATTGATCGCTTTCAATTCCTTCTGTGAAAGCATCATCGTTGTTGTTTGATAATTCTTCGCGGGCATTTACTCTCCTTTCATTGAAACGGTAAGTCGTTGACCTATCGTAAGTCAATTATAGCACACTGAAACAGTAGGTCAACGCCCTCAACTCACAAATGTTTCCAAATGATACGCAAGGCAATATGTTATTATGTCAATGTAAGAAAGGAGGCGAAACATGCCTACGCAAAAGCCACAATTCACCATCGTTGTTGATGAAGCATCATTAAAAGAAATTGAAGATTACAGATTTGAAAAGCGTTTTCCAAACCGAAGCAAAGCAATAAATGATCTGATTAAAAAAGGACTGGAGGCTGTAAAACAGGAAGAAGAACAAGAAAAGAATGGCTAAAGACACCAAATACATCCGCAAGCGAAAACGAAAATATGGAACAGCTTTTTTGATTGAAATTCCATACAAGGACGAAGAAGGCACACAGAAGCGATACACTGCGACAGTTAAAGTATTGGACTATGGCGATGAGAAGACCGCTCTGATCGCCGCTCAAAGGCTCAGAAACGAAGCGCTGAATGATATCCAGTCCGGAAAGCTGAAGCGATCATTTCCGACCGTGAAAAGCCTATACCGTCAGAAATGGGAGTTGATGCCATTATCGATCAATACGCACGAGAAGCAGGATGCGATATACAGCACAGCGATCCGTCCGATCGAACACAAATACATTGATGAAGTTACTGTGTCAGATATTCAGCTTTCTGTGAACCAGTACGCACAGGATCACTCGCAAGATGCCGTCAGTCGGCTCATGACCGTATGGCGACAGATATTCAAATGCGCTCTGATCCTCGGATATGATGTTCCGGATCGGACAGAAGCCGTGATCATGCCGAAGAGCAAGATTGTTACTCAGCATCGTGATGTCCGGATGAATGTTGAGGACTTTCTGATCGTACTGGACACGCTCAAGGAATCCGGACGATATAATGATCGAGTTATCTATTACATGTTGCTGATCATGTACTATACAGGTTGCCGTCCTGCCGAAGCTCTTGCTCTGACAGCCGATGATATTTCCGATATGTATATCCGCATCAATAAAGCCGTAGGAAGCACATCCAGTCAGAAGCGACAGATTGTCCCTACGAAAACAGAATCGAGCGTCAGACGGCTTCCAATCGCGTCAGAATTGATTCCTGTATTAAATGAACTGAAGGAATGGTCAAAGCATAAGCATCTCCTCGCCTTTGAATCCGGAGAACTGGCTGACATCGATGAAGTATCAGATACAATCAACAAGATCGCGAAAAAAAAGCATGTACACTTTAACGCGTACATGCTCAGACATCTGATGAGTTCGGAACTACTTCATAAAGGCGATTCGGTCATAGCTCGCGATCTGCTTGGACATACCTCTTTCTCGATGACGTTGGATTATGCAAGATCAACAGATCAGCAAATACTCGAAGCTGTTGCAGGAAGATCATTAGCCGAAAATCAGCCGAAAAACAAAAGCCATGAATCGCCACCAGTAACCATGATCCGCATCTATCAATTTTTCAAATTATGCGCTGTGATGCGGTTTTGTGCCTATTTAAAGGCTTTTCCGGAAATGATGGAAAATTGGCCGCAGTCCGACTAGTCGCCCTTGTAACGTAAAGAAAATCCGCATAAACAGCGGATTTTTTTGTTCTAGCCGAATTTTCAGCCGAAAAAGCAAAGAAAAACCGTCATTTCTGACGGCTCCTTTCTTTAGTTCTTGATCAGTTCTCTGATTTTTTCAATCAGCTCGTTGATTTCATCCCAGTCACCGGATCGCTCAAGCAGATCGATCAGATGGATTACTTCTTCACTTAACATTGTCCGCATTTTCGTAATTCTTGAGCGCCCACCGGAAGAATGCCATTTTGTCCGGTAGCGCTTCGTACTTGGCGATCAGATCAGCATCCGATTCTCGGTGTAACCGGAAGCTGATCGACTTCATCCGTTCCCGGTTATATTTTCTGTGTGCCTGTTTTTCTGACTCTCTCATTTCTTAACCTCCTTCCAGTTGGTGACTGTTCTTTCAACCAATGTGACCGATTTGAAGCTGTTCTTTTTGAGGTAGTATTCCATCTGTTCGATCGCCTTTTCCTTTGTCTTCGGATCACCGATGAGTGTTTTGCCGTCATGAGTGACGACCTTCACTGTATACTGTTTCATATTTTCCTCCTATTGTCTGAGCCGGGATTGATCGGCTCCCGGCGAGCCGTTGGTGCTGTCTTATTTGACCAGTACTCTGATGTGAAGGCGCTGAATGTTGTAGCCGCCTGCGAGGATGCTTTCAACTCTTGCGATTCCGTCTGTTCCTGTAACAACTCCGTTGAGTGCCATGCCTTCGTAGGAGTTTCCATTTTCAAGAAGCAGATCATATGCTGTCGGAGTTCCAACCTTTTCCTTAACTCTGTTCCACAGGTTGAGAATCAGAGCATCGGCTGTGCGTTCGTTAGCCTTGCGGAAATCCTCATCGCTTGTATGCATGTGAGCATATCCTGCGTACTTATATTTCTTGATGAACTCTTTGTATTCGAGTTCTTCGTAAGCTTTGCGGAGGCGAGCCTTTCTTTCGATGTCATATCTCGTCCATTCAGCAACGAGGTTGTTTCTCAGTTCCTTGAACTCTTTCGGATATTCACGGTCAATGACCTTTTCCTGCTTGCGGGCGGTTTCAACTTTATCCGCCCATTTAGCAACGATGCGCTTCTGCTCTTCGATTGCCTTGATTGTGTTCTTGATGCCTTCTTCTGCATCGTCGAGATCGCAGAATGTCCAGTAGCACTCATTCGCTTCTTCTGTTTTGGGACTGCCGTTTTCGTGTTTCTGATATCTTCCTGCTTCAAGGCTCCATCCCTTGGCGATGATCTGTTTTCTGATCTTCTCAGCCTTGGCTTCGTACTTCTTGACCAGTGCTTCCTTCTTGGCGAGTTTTTCCTGTGCCTTGTTGAGTCTTTCCTGTAATTCCTTGCTTGTCATAATTGTGACCTCCTATTGTCAATATCATTATACTGCTAGTAGTATTATATGTCAAACATGATTTAACAAAAAAACTGCTCAATATTTCAGAGCAGTTAATTTTCGCATAGTTGCACTATACAAGCGCGGTTGAAGTATTCTGAGCGTTTCCATCAGCTCATCGATCACCTTCATCGTTTCATACTGGTCAAGCTCCGGAATCAATGATCCGAACTCTGACCGACTGGAATACACTTCCTGTGTTGGTGCTGATGCGTATGAATAGCTTGGTACTTCAATCGGCTCGTCCTTCCTTATATGATCAAGGATCGTATAGTACGATGCGAGCTTTAGACAAGTGTTTGCGTTAGGATCGCGAGTTCCTTGACACTCTGCGATCGCCTCATGCAAATCATTCTCGGTTATCAAGGAACATCACCATCCTCACATATTGTCAACTTTTGTAATGAGTCGCTGAATGTCCTGCTTCAGATTCTCCGGAGCATCATCCATCAGCTCATTCAAACGATCAACCATATCATCAGCGTATGAGTAACCGTTTGAAGAGTATCTGCCCATCGAATCACGGCGAACGTTTCTTCTGCCTCTCGCATATGAGCGATTACCTCTGCGGTATGATGATTCTGTCATCGGAACAGTTCTTCCATCAGCATAGCTTCTTGAGCTGTAGCCTTCTCCTTCGGCATCTTCGATCACCTTGCAGAGATTCTTGACAGTATGAGCGAGCTTATCAACAACCTCAAGCGAGCCTGTGGAAAGTTCGCCTTTGCGACCATATTCCTCCAGTTCCTTGATCAGCTTTTCTTTCAGTTCATAGATTTCGTCCATATTTCTCTCCTTATGCGATGCGTGTAATTGTCAGATTTGCATTCTGAACATCGATTACCGGAGCGGGTTCGACTGTTGGATCAGCCGAGGCTGGGATCGCATCCACACCTAAGCTGAAGCAACATCCTTTCGGAACCTTAATGATCGCTGTGCTTGTAACGTTGCCGAATTCCTCAACTGCCGCAGGGGTATAGATTGCACGGCTTGTAAGTCTCGGCTCTCCGTTAACAGTGAGAGCGACAGCGATCGGTGTCACTGTACCGCCTTCCGGAATTGCAATGTTACCGTTAAAGGTAACTTGATAATGTGCGAAGCAATTACACTGGTTGATGCCTGTGCCTTTGAGAATAAAATTCCCCGTTTCGTCCTCATGGTAAACATAACCACGAGGACAAGGAATAGATGATCTGAACAGGATCGGAGCGTTCAGTGATACGCTCTGAAGTTCGTTATACAAAAATTCGCAAGCCATAGGTCATCCTTTAGAAGTTGCCACCGCAACCACATCCACATCCGCTGTTCTGCGGACATGTGAAGATCGGAGTGCGTCCATAAACCGGAGTAGTCGGTACCGGACAGGAGTTCAGTCTGTTGTACAGAGCGTCAACTTCGTTTGCGAATCCCTGTGAAATGAAGGCATTCTGAGCCGTCTGAGATTCACGAAGAGCCGCCATGTTGAGCTGATTCTGAAGACCAACATTCTCTCTCTGAGCCTGTGCAAGCTGTCCTTTGACGCCATCGAGTTCAAGAGCGCAGAGCTTGTCGAGGATTGCCTGTGTGCCTCTCGTCTGAGAATCGATGATGTCCCTTGTGTTCATAAGGGACTGTGTGCGGTCAGCACAATTTTCGGTTGCTACCGTGTATTTCAGATCGGCAGTTGCCGCTCTGTTATCACAGCAACACTGAGCAAGCTGTGACTGGAGCGCAGTCATGCCCGCTGTATTGGCTGTCTGAGCCGCAAAGCTTCTCTCAAGGTCTGCAAGCTGATTTGTGTAAAGCTGTTGTGAAATAGCGTTCTGAGCGCCGTTGATAGATGCGTTAACTCCTGCGAAGCCGCCACATAAAGCTGTCTGAACATCGCCGAAGCCGCTTGTAACTGAGTTCTGAATTCCGCTGATCTGAGTGCCGAGCATCTGATCACGGAATCCGCCGTTGATCTGATTGGACTGGTTCATCCAAGGATACAGGTCGCCGTTTCCGCCGAAACCGCCACCGAAGCCGTTACCCCATCCGTTGCCACCAAGCAGGATGAAGAGCAGAAGAATCCAAAAGGCACCACTGCCTCCGAAATCTCCGAAGCCGTTTGACATACCGCCCATAGTAGACGGCTGAACAAGCATGGTTGTACTTGTTCCGTATTCGTCTGTTAAAGCCATTTTTTTGTTCCTTTCTTATGTACACTTTTGCGCAAAATGTGTAGCCTAATTTGGTATAATTTAGGAGCGGATAGGGTCGCTCCCGAAAGCTGTTTGCCTTAACAGTTTCCGCACTCTTAATTAAGGCGATCACTGAAAGGCGGGTGTTTTTTTAATGGAAGAAATCTTCAAAGACATTACAGGTTTTGAAAACCTGTACAAAGTCAGCAACACAGGGAAGGTACTTAGCACAAACTATAGAAATACAGGAAAGTCTCGTATCCTATCACCTGTAAAGCATCACACTGGTTATCTATATGTTCACCTCGGCAAAAATGTTATGAGATCAATTCATACGCTTGTAGCCGAAGCGTTCTTGGAAAAGTCAGAAGGAAAGCCGTTTGTAAATCACATTGACGGAAACAAGCGCAACAATAATGTTGAGAATCTCGAATATGTGAGCGCTATTGAAAATATTAGACATGCAATACATACAGGTTTGCGTGATCCTCACTTTACTAACTGTCAAAGTGGGAAAAACAATCCTAATAGCAAAGCAGTATTGCAATATTCAAAAACTGGTGAATTCATTAAAAAGTGGGATTGCATATCAGATGCGGCTAGATACATCGGCTGTAATCCTGCGATGATCACAAACAATGCCAGTGGCAGGACTCTGTCTGTTCATGGTTATGTTTGGAAATATGCGGAGTAACATCCGCATTTTTTACTTCATCAGCTTCATGAGCTGATTTGCTCTTTGCATCGCTGAATTTAATTGATCCTGTGTTATTTTCCCGGAATTTAACATCTGCTGAATCATTTGCTGTGGATTACCGGAAAAGCTCTTTTTAAACTGGTTGAACTGATTCAGAAAATCATTCCCACCTTTATTTCCATACTGATCAAAAAGTGGATTACTCATCGACAGTCACCTTCCTTCCGATAACCTCGGAAATTCTCTTTTCAAATTCTTCTTTTGTAACATATCCGCTCAAATCGATTTGAGGCTGTTTCTGCAAAGCATTTCCCTGTGATGGATTGTCGCGGATTGTATAATCAAGAATCTTCATGCTCGGCATTCCGGAAGCATCAGCAGACTTGAGATACACGATCTGCGCTTCTGAGTCCCACAGTTGAATCGTTGTGTTTGGCGCTACAGGATAGCTCTTTGCTCCTGCTTCACCTTGTACCCATATGATGGCTGTATTTTGATTCTGAGGCTGATTCTGTATAGGCTGATAGTTTGCTTGATAATAAGGCTGATAGCCTATAGGAAACGGATTGTATGCCATTATTTACCCCTTTCTCCAGTAATAGACTGGAATCTCGTCAGACGAATCCCATGAATCATAGAGATCGCCATTTACAACAGTTGCGACATGTCCGCCGAATCCAAGTACATAAACTCCGTCCGGAAAATACCGACAAAAGTCTTCTGCTGTGAAGCAGTTCGGACAGTAGTTCGGAATTGTCTTTTTGGTGAAGCCATTTTCGCGAAGGACAGAACCCCATACGGAATCTGATGAAGGCATATCTCCCATTTGTTTAGCGTTGTATGCAAGAAGATCAAACGCATCATCCCAACTTAGATTTAATGCTTTGGAAATTGCACGAACAGAGCAATCACCAACCCTTCTACCAACAGGATTGTTCTGAAATTTGACCCACATGATCAGCACCTCTTTTCATCTAAATTGTGCAAGAAAAAAAGTACACCCACAATGTCGTGAGTGTGCATTTTTTGGGCATCTTTTGGGCATAAAAAAAGACCCGCCGAAGCGGGAGAACATCGGTCACTTGACCTGCAAATTTACGCACAGAGTATAGCACAAATAAAAAAAAACCGCCATCCTTTCGGACAGCGGTCTAAAACCAATGGGGAGTTAAGAGGATTTACCTTCCTTTCTATTATTTGATCATCAGTTTTTGTTTAAGTGTATGAAATTGTAGGAAAGACGAGCCTACGGTTCTTTCTGTCTTCCTTATTTAGATGTCTTTCCACAATCAATGAATCATAGGCGCTTCTCACCCTCCTCAATCTTCGAAAACAAACGTTTCTCAGATTTATAAACGATATTCTTTATCTGCCGAACCGACATGTCGAACTCTTCAGCAAGCGGTTCGTAGCAAATCCCATCGAGTAATCGCCTTTTTAATATTGCGCGATTTCTTTCGTTGAAAATCCATTCGTCAATCAGCTTGTTCCACTCTGATCTCGGAAGGTCTTTCATCTTCTGCGCCTTCTCCTCCGTCCGGATGATCCGCTCTTGCGTCTTCTTCCGGATCGTCTAATTGTTGTTGTCCGTACTGTCTGAGTCGCTGACATAATCACCACCTACGAATCTATTGATTGAATCACCGTCTGCATGTTGCTTAACTTCTTGTGTGATTACTGATTCGTCATAATACTCAAATTGTGACTCATAGATCACCCAAGCCACATTAGAAGCGATCAAGCAGATGATTAGGAAGATCGTCAAAATCCATAGCCGATGATTCGAGCGCTCCATCCTCGTCATATCTGCCTCATGTACTACAAAAGGAACATTCACCTTTTCATCCATGCGATCATCACCTCTCAATGAAGTAGTCAGTTAAATCCTTGACCTCTTGCTTCATGCTGTCAACACCGTTGCCACTGATCAGATGATTGAATAAACTCACCTCAGCTTTGCCAAGCATCTTTATCCCTTCGTTGACCTCACCGATCTGCTTCTGCGTTTGGCTGACCTGTGCCTCGATAGACTGGATGCGTCGATCAAGTTCGTCGAAGCGCTTGTCACCCGCTTCTAGGCGCTTTTCAGCCGTTTCTAAGCGATTTCCGAGCTTATACGAAGGAGATTTCGACCAAAGGTATTCGACAGCTTTATACAGTCCTACAATGACCGTCAGAACAGCGAGCGCTTTGCCGATCAGCACCCATGTTGCATCAATCTGTGACGCTGTTTCTGCGATATCAGTCAACATTTTCGGCATCTGAGCCACCTTCTTCTTTCAGAATGGCATTGATGCCTTCATTAAGTCCGGTCGCGGCAAATCCGCTTGCGAGTCCTTCGAGGAACAAAGGAAATGTGATTTGACCGTTGATCCATAACACAAAAACAATTCCGAGCAGTCCTGCAACAAACGGAATGTAATCGGAAAGTCCGTATTTTTCGAATACTGGCTTTTTGAAAATCTGCACGGTCAGCCAAACAGCCGCCATGACGCTTACAGTAACATAGTCTTTAATATTCATATCACTCACCTCGTTAATGCTCCGTTTTTATCGAAATAAGCAGGTACGGTCTTGTGACCTGTCACCATCGCTCCGCTTTCCTCGCAGAAATACCAGTTGTTTTTCCAGTGAATCCATCCAGTAACCATGCGTCCTGTACTGTCAAAGAAATACCATTTTTCTTTGATCTTGCACCAGTTTGTCACCATTGCTCCGTTTTCGTTGCAATAGTACCATCCGCCTTTATAAGTGATCCATCCGGTCATCATGTAGCCATCGCTTCCGAAGTAGTACCATTTATCATTGATGAACTGCCATTTATCGCTTGGATATGTGCCGTCGCCAAGATCGTACCACCATCCTTTATCGTCTTTCACCCAATGAGGCTGACCATCCAAAAAAGGATTATAAACAAAACCGATGAGGCGCTGTCCATAGATGTTGTACGGCGGTTTAATTGTCGATAAGAAGAAGCGTGTTCCGCCATAATTTGACTGTGACACAAGAATCGATCCGTCTTTGTAGATTTCTTCGACAACTCCGACATGTCCGCATCCGTCGGCTCCTGTCCAAGGCTTTCCGGATACCCACACAGGAATAGCTCCTAATTTTGGAGTTTCGCCAGTCTTCAATCCGTTGCTTCTTGCGGTGTAAAGCCAATCTTCGGCATTGCATGTAGGCAACTGCGAACACTCTGTTCTTCCGCCGATCTCAAGAGTCCTGCCGAAAGCATATCCTACGCAATTTGGAAGGCACGAATTTCCTTCGATGAGGATGCATCTGTTATATCCTCCTCGACCCACTTTCAAATAATATGGATTGGAATATGATGGAGCTGTTTTTCTCGGCACGAAACTTCCTGCGCCGATACCTTCCGGTTTTTCTTTCTCTTCCTCCGGAACAATGATCTCGATTCCGTCATGATGAAGCGATTCCTCAAATACATCTTTTAATTCCGTCTGAGTCTGTTCCTTTTTCTCCTCTGCCATTCGGCTCACTCCTTTCTAAAGTGAAAAGCGGATCGTCTGACCCGCTTCGTATTTCTATCAAAACTTCTTCAAGCTCTTCCTCTGATAGAGGATTAAATGAATTTTTTATAATCATTTTCGTATGTTGACGATGATCCGCTCTTTTTTTAAAGCAAGCACAGGATACAGGAGTCGAACCTGTATCTTTCGGTTCAAAGCCGAACATTCTTCCGTTAAACTAATCCCGCATTTGCTTCGCTTTTTTGTTCAATCAATGATTATTGTCGGTCGAAATGAGAAAAACCATCAAAGTAGCACCGTTTTTTCAATTCGATAGCTTTTTTTGCTATTTCAAACCGCCTTCCGCATCCGCTTTGGCTTGCCATCTTTGAAAAGGCGATGCTCTTTGTAAAAACTCCTGCGGTAAATAATACGATTCACTCCTCTTCTGAGTTTTTCAAGATTGATCATGGTTCACCTCTGTTTTCTCAGCTTTGGCGGTCTGCGGTGCTTGAATAATTGTGTGTGCCGATCTCGCAAATCAGAAAGAAAGATCATCCACAGCTTGCGCTGAAGTCCTTTAGATTGTTTGATCTTTTCTTTGCTCAGCTTCTCCCAATCCATGATTCACCTCGTCCACTGGTGTATCAGACGGTACTAAACCGTGGTCGATGCACCACTGTCTGTTCTTGCGTACCTCAATCGGTTTGATGAATATGTGGTACAGGATAATACCGATGATGCAACCGATAATCGAGTCCATATCTGATCACCTCTCTGATTTATTGTTTCCTTTACTTAGAAAGTTCACCACCGCTATCAGAACTGCCTTTATCTAAAATTTTTTGATAAAGAATCTCTTTCCTTGTGATAGGTGTCATCCCGCTCGGCAGTTCATAAATACCTGCGATTGCCGCCAAATACATCTCTTCTCGTGTGATTGGTTTGAATCCATCAGAATCATCAGAATCATCAGAATCTTCTGTTTCGATGTAGATGGAGATTGTGTGAGTGCTGTCGGGAACAATAACAGCATCTTCTGATACGGGATAGAACACAGAATTTCCATCACCAAATGAACTGAACTCCCATCCATTTACAGTTGTGGAGAACCGCGGATTTTCGCCATCTTTTACTGTAATCGGTGCAGAATCTCCATCAACAGTTGTAAACAATGGTTTATCTTTATTTGCAACAAGATCGTCATAACAATCTCTATAAGTGAGGGAATACTCACCTCGTCCAACATCTATAACCGTTGCCTCAGTCGGTTCTAAAATATAAGTTTTAGCCATTTTTAATCACCTCTTTTAATGCAAACTGTAAAACTCGTAATACAAAGTTCGGCTAGACGGAACGTCTTTGTAAATCCATTTAGAAACAAGGTAATACTATCCTTTACATCGCTTCGATAACTCCATCCATGTATGCAAGTCTAGCCTTCATGAACGATCTGATCTGCTGAATGTTGTTGTCAGCTTTTCCGGGCATATTTACAAATGCTCCACCGCCAGTTGTTGTTGCAGTATCTTCCGCATATAAACCATCAAGATGCTGAATTGGTGTGTAGAACTTTTCAAATACATCAAGAATATTTTCCTCTGACAATACGCTTGATCTCAATTCAGCGTATCTCGCTTTGAATTGGCTAGTGAACAATGATTCGATTGTGTCATACAGGAGGTTACTCTGATGCCCATGTGAAGCGATAATCAGATACCCATCTTGGAATACAGTGTTGTACTCATATGTAATATAACCGTTATAACTGTTTCCCATTGTGGCATCTAAATCCCACGCACCTTCATACCATTTTGTCCCGTCATATGTAAAGAAAATCTGATTCAAATCAAGGCTGTCGCTGAGAAGGAATACCCTTGCGAATATATCCCAGTCGATGACCGAAGCAATATCAAGTTTGCCGTTGTTATAAGCGAAACCACCATTGACCACCATACTGAGAACGTTGCCCCAAGATGATCTGATACTTGTAGACATTGCATCCTGTAATTCTTCTTCCCATCCCATCACTGCGGTCGAGCGAAACCATACGGAATCGTATTGTGAGCCTGAGTTAAGGATCGAGTGATTAACATTGTCGCTATCCTGTCCGAACAGTTTATCCTTGGGGATGATCAATTCATAAATGCCCCAGTATTCTCCGTTGATGAACATCTTTACATGGAATCCATCTGTTGCACCTTGATTTGGAGATTCTTTAAGTTCTGTCGGTAACGATTCATAATCGCTTCTGCTTCTCACGATCTGACCCCAAATCCGAGCAAGTCCGACATTGCGGAGATGTGAGGATTCTGCCCAGTGTGCCTTAAGCACCCATTTAGACATCTTCCCCCAATTCTTGAACTCATGCTTTGATTTCTTTGTGAGTTCCAAATCCGAGAACGTTTTCAGCGTGAAGTTCTTTTTCGGATAGTTTACGGATGTGTTTCCCTGTATCTTAATTGTCGCAAATTCAGAAAAAGTCTGAGTGTTTGAGGAATAAATGAATCTGCCCGCTATCTCACCATCATCTTTCGATGTAGGTGCGGTTGAACCGTTCAATCCAGTCCAGTATAAGCAAGGTAAATCATCATAAGCAGGTTCAGTGATTTCAGCAGTGCCACTCACCACAATTTCGTTTCCATTGAAATCATACAACGTTGTCATAACTTTCCTCCTTTCATGCCAAGTAATCAGCTATATCACTTGATGACATAACCCCTCGCATTACCATAAAGTCATACATTATTGCGTTGTCGGCAAGCGGTGTTGATGATCCACTTGTGGTTTTTGCGCCAACAACAAGCGGATAGTCTTTGTCGAATGGAATCATTTGTGCATATGTTTTTGTACCAGTAACTGCGACGTTTTCAGTCTGCACAGGTGATGCGCTATCGTTGATTGCCCATGCATTAAGAATAATCTGTTCCGAATTCTTAACGTGTGTAATAACAACTTTGGCTTCAACATTTGTACTTGATCCGCTTGCTCCGTTAATCGCTTTTGTTGTTCCTAAGAAAGAAATTGAAGGCACATTCTGAACAGTACAATTAATCGCATTAGCTTCTTTCAAACCAAACAGTTCATCTTTCCAGTTTGTACTTCTTCCGAATTTTGTATGGAAAGCAATAGTCCAGTCGGAGTCTTCTGCGAATAAATAAACTCCTGTATCAATAGGTGATGTTCCATCAAACGTTGTCTGAGATGCAAGCTGATAAAGAATCGCTGATTCCGCAACAACTGTAATAACTACCGCACCTGTAACGGATGGAATCGAAATTGTTCCGTTTGAGTATACGCTCGATGTCACATCTGTTCCACCCATCGTAATTGATACATCGGTAATACTGCTCTGAGGATTTGGTGTAATTACAGCATTATACGCTTCTCCACCGACAACAACCTGTGCTGAATTGCTATTTGTGCAATTTGTCAGATTGTTAGTAACGGAATACATCACAATAATTCCGCTTACTTCAACAGAACATGATGCGATGATATTTCCAACCGTTGCATAAATAGTACATGAGCCATTGCCGACAGATGTTACAACTCCATCGCTTGATACTGTGGCAACACTGTTGTCTGAGGAAGACCATGAAACTGTATCTTCGCAATCAGCAGGAGAAAGTGTTGCTCTAAGCGTTTGACTGCTTGCTCCATTAAATGTCAATGCGTATGAAGACAATGTAATGCCTGTACATGTTGTACTTGCCCACGCTTCAACAATCGCTCCGTCTGCCGATGCATCATAATCATAAATTGCGTGTGATAGCAGATTGTATATAGCCTGTTTAACAGTTGACGGAACTCCTCTGTTCGCACTTATTTCGCTCTTTAAATCAGAAATCTGTTCACGGACTGCATCTCCTGCTGTCGGATATTTAGTGCCATCTTCACCGATGCGAATATCAGCAAGTTCGTTAATTTTGATCGGTCTTTGCACCAAGTAAACAGCCATAACAGAAATTCCGCCTGTAGCTGTAACAGGTACTGTTGCAGTTGCGGTGAGAACTCTGTTATTCAGATTGTAGCTGATCGGAACACCTGTCTGACCAACCATATTGTAAGCAACTACATCGATGATAGTTACATCTTCTGTAAAACTTGTTGATCCAGTATATGTGTATTCACCTGTTGCCAATGTATGCTGATCTGACAATACAAATTGCTTTGTTTCAACGGCATAACCGCTTAACGATGCGTTTGAACTGCTTACAATTTGACTGATCCGCTCTCTTGCAAGAAGGTCAGTCGCTCCTGTTTTTCCATCTTCATAACAATCATGAATCGCATCATGAATTGCTTGCCGTACGTCTTTCCCATAAACGGCATCGAGTATAGTTTGCAGATTTGTTTCAATATCTGACATGTATTAAGCTCCTTCTGAAATAATGTAACGATTGTAGCTCGGATTAGTAAGCTCAGATATCGTCCGCTGAGTTGCTCCGAACGTATAAACGGAGTTCTGCGGATGAGCCATATCAATCGACATTTTTGTACATAAAAAATACGCATCGATTTGATGCGGAACTGATACAACTCTCACCGAGTCGCCAAGTCTGATTCTCTCAATATCAACATCCAACAGATGCAGATCAACAGCCTTGACAGTCATCGTCATCGCCGACTGGATGCCAGTCCTCAAATATGTTGAAGCCGCTGTCCGAAGAGCTGACTCTGAAGTGATTTCATCGAAGAAAACCGTTCTCTCAATCCTTCCGAACGTATTGATTGCATCGTTGTTTGTTACGAACTCCTCAGCAAGCGATACCCTTGTTCCGTTGACTTCTTTTCCATACGGTCGAACAGCAGTAAATATTTCTGAAGCATCAATGTACTCTTCAATATCCTTAATGTTCGAGCCGAACTGGATGATCTGAGATGTTGATGCACCGTAAGTGCTTAACCACTGGATTCCTGTTTCGGATGCAGTCAGATACGGCACAACATAACCGCCGACTCCATCAATAAGAACCTTCTTGATCTGTTCCCAACAATTCGAATGATCTTTTGATTCGATTGATACATTCGCTGAGATATCCGAATATTTATATGTAATTTGACGGTTCTGAGAAGCTCGCGAATCGTACCAAGTAAGGAATAACTTCAGCAGATCGCGAGCTTGCATGTTTGACCTTGTATATGGAGTCAGTACAATATCATTCATCCATGACAAAAAGCCTTCGCAATAGCAAGTAATGGTATTCATCATGTTGCGCTTTGTGTTTAACAATCTGCCACGGAACAGAACTTCGTTACCTTGCCGACACTCGACAGTAGTCTTCAATTTACTGATCTGATTGTACATCTCTGAGCCGACTGGAAGATCGAAAGTCAGTGATCCTGCTTTATTGACCTCAAGCGTCAGCTTCGGATTTGTTACATAGTAACCTTCAACTCCTGCCGCATAGACAAGATTACCGTCAGCATAGATGTAATAGTGCGGATCATTATCAAACTCTAGCGGAGTAGGAGGCTCCGGTTCCGGTTCCGGTGTTGGAGTCGGCTCCGGTGATGGTTCCGGTTCCGGTTCCGGAATCGGAATACTTTTGACGCTACCGCTTATTTCTTCATCAAATGTAGACCATTCAACATATGAACCGTCCGCCCTGTAACCACCACATTGAGCGCCTTCAAATTCGAATGTACCGCTTAACTCACCTGTACTTGTATTGTGCTTAAACGTGCCAAGCGTTCGAGCAGAACACATATCTCTTGTTCCGTTACTTTGCGACTGTGGCATCGCAAAGGATACCGAGTCAGATGTATCTCCGAACGAAAGAGTATAAGTATGACTGTCCTCCCATTTCGGATAATAGTTGTACTGATAAATCTGCCACTTATATTTGATGGTACTCTCTAGTTTTGAACTGTCTTGCGAAATCCATGCGACAGTTCTTAATTCCCAATATTGCCAAGCTCCTTGATACCAGTACCTTCTCCAAGTATTGATGATATCCGGATTACTTTCCGTTGTTGCTGTAATCGTAAAGCTCATAATGACCCTGCCGTTATGTCAATACTGACTGTTCCATGACCATCAAATACAAACTCATACTCTTGATCCGTGAGTACCAGTTGCGGAAAGACCGTCTTTCCGACAGGAAGATAATACTCGGATGTTCCGATCGTTAAATTCAGACCTCCGCCTGTGACGGTGAATCTCGGAACAGTCGGCTTTCTTGATCCAATTACCGTAACTGTTCCATGGTTGGTGATCATGATTTCTCCGTATTCACGGATTACACCAGTTTCAAAATTGAATGGATCCCACAGCCAGTCATCAGCGGTTGAATTGATTTCGAGCTTGTATGCATCAAGGATATAAGAGATTTCAACATCTCCCCAATTTCCTTTGCTAGGCTTGAAATCGCCGACCATCATCCGACCTTCATAATAATATTCCGGTTGATCTTCGTTGATCACTTTCACTTTTTTTCCGTGAACGAAATTCTTTAACTGGTCAAATCTCGACCGAGCAGGAACTCCGGTGTCGAAAAATCTGAATGTAAGCGATCCTCTGCGGGATTCATACAGCGGATATCCTGTCAGAACTTCGCTCATATCGAGCGCGTTGTCTGATCCTGCAATTTCAACGGATTCATACTTCATTTCCGGAGTTGCAAACTCAATTTTTCCTGCTTTCACAGGCATCAATTTCCATTCATCCCATGTATTTTTTTCGTTGATCGTAATTGAATAAAAAGGTCTATCCATATCAGTTACCTCTTCCGCTGTACACCGCTCTGCTTCCAAGCGCTGTGTCGAAAGCAGGAGTCAGCTCGCCGACCAGTGTTCCGGAATCAAGGATGATCTTCATATCAGAAATCGTTGCTTTCAATTCATTGATCGCTCCAACAATAGCTGAATCGCTGTATGGAGTCGGAACGGATGTGCTGAATTGAGGATCATACGCATCCATTGTCATGTTTGACAGCTCTTGCATCGCGTCTGTAACGCTGTCAGCATCAGCTTCGATACCGACTGCGATACCTTGAGGAATAAATTTACCAATCTGATCGCGCATCAACTTTGAAGGCGATGCGATTCCGAAGAAGTTCTTTACACCTTCAAACGCTCCGCTAACAGCGCCACTCAGCGCATCCCAAATAGCTCCGCCGAAGTTTGTAATACCGGATACGATACCATCGATGATTGATTTACCAAGCGACAGCCAATCATAATTAACGAAAGCATCCCAAGCGCTCTGAAGTATCTCACCGATTCCGCTCACAACATCCGGAATACTCTGAATGATTCCGCTCACCAGTGATGCAATCAGTTCAACACCCATAGCAAGCAACTGTGGAAGATACGCGATGATTGTTGCTCCTAATTGAGCAAGCATACTGACTCCGGTTGAGATCAGCGTCGGCAGATTGTTCACGATTCCGTCAACAATGCTTTGAAGCATCGACATTCCTGCCGAGATTAAGGTCGGCAAGTTCTCCATCAAGAAAGTAAATAGCGTTGATGCAACGCTTGAAGCCGCCTGTCCAAGTACCGGAAAGATAGTAGTCACGGCTTCCGGAAGAGCGCCTGCAATAATCTCAACAACGCTCGCCAAGGCTTCCAACAGCCTCGGTGATGCTTCGACTAAAAACGTTCCGATGCCGTCCACGATCGTTTCGATTCTAGGAATGATCTGATTGATAAATCCTTCGCCTTCATTCTCACCGAACAAAGCTCCGATCAGTCCTTCTGTCGCTTCAGCAATGCCCTCACCGCTTCCAATGGCAGTGATTACATTCTCCCAAGCGGCTTTCGTTGCTGTAGCGCTTCCTTCGATGGTTGACATCGCTTCCTTGGCTGTTGCTCCTGCGATACCTTGCTGTTCCTGTACGGCTTGAATCGCCTCGATCATCTGATCGAAACCGACATTAGCCAGTTCAGAAGTATTGGTCAGCGTTTTTCCGAGAACTCCGGAATCGTTGATCAACTGCATCATGCCTTCGGCACTTCCTGCGTATCCGAGTTTCAGATTGTCGAGCATCGTGTAATTCTGACGAGATAAGCCTTGAATAGCACTTTCAACAGCAGAAGCATCCGAGCCGAATGTGTTCACGTTGTCAGAGATCGCTCTCATCGCTTTATCTGTCAGTTCAGCCGCTTTCGCTGTATCGCCATCAAGCGATTTGATCAAAGCCGCCGAGAAGGATGTGGCTGTTTCCATGTACTCGTTCGCCGATTTACCGGATGTCAGATATGCTTGATTTGCATACTGCATCATCTGATCAGTAGCATCGCCGTACAGTTTTTTAATACCACCGGAAAGCTGTTCATAGCTTGAATAGCTCTCCAGTGCGGACTTTCCGATAGCAATAGCCGCTGAGCCTGCCGCAACAGCCATCGAGCCGATAGCCGCCGCTCCGAGCTTTGCACCGCTTACTAGTCCGCCTTTCAATTTATCGCCGAATGAGGACGCTTTTTCTTCGGACTTGTCCAGTTCGTTATTGTATTCTGACGAATCGAGCCGAAGTTTCGCGACTAATTCAAATACGTTCATTCGTCTGTCCTCACTTTCAGTCCGTGGCGAGTGATTATGTCGATGACGATCTCCTCGCCAGTTTTTTCTTTTTCCGGAGTAAGAAGCTCATGATACGTTTTCGAGATGTATTTACTCTGCGGAATCAACCTCAAGGAGTTCGTAACATATTCCTTGAACAGTTCATCGCGCTGATCTCGCTTAAATTTCACGAAAACGTATTTTAAAAACGGCTTTAATTGCCGTTTGCCTCTGTACTCTCCATAGCAGATGAGGAAAGTTTCTCTGTATCTGTCATCTGCTGTGCCATAAAAAAACCGAGCAATTCCTTATCGTTCAGAATCTCGATAAGTCTTGTCGGCAATGTAAAGAATGAGCATTCATACTGATCTACAGGAACACCGTCAAGAGCCGCCAATATATGCATGACGGCTCCTTTGTGTGCCGAGATCATCTGCTTTACCCCTTCCATCCTCTTTTCCTTGCTGTAGAGCTTGGAAATAACATCTTTATCGGACATCATTTCTGTAGCAGGATCAAGGATTTCAACGAGGAGGTCAAGCGCCTCCTCATTTTTGTAGTCGGACAATCTCTTCATTTGTTAGTTTCCCTGTTGTGTGCTTCCGTTTCCCTGTGTGCTTGGTGTGCTTGTACCTTCCTTGACGTAGATTTCGCAAGGAACATCTTCCTGTGCATCAATGGAATAATGAGCGCGGAACGTAAAAGCAAACTGACCTTTTCCTTTGTCGGTTGTCTGCATACCGAAGCCACCTGTAGAAAGTACGGATTTCATATGGATAGCGATAAATCCGCCTTTACCGTAGTCAGCAACGATCCATACATCCTTGAAATCGTTCTGAATGTCGATGTCATTGCGGAGAGAAATCTTTGACAGTCCGGTTGTGCCAGTGACAGATTCAGCATCAGCAAGAGCCGCCAGTCTTGCGACAGTATTTGCATTAACTGTCAACATTGTTCCGGATGCAGTGATCTCATAGTCATCTGTCTGCATGAGTTCCTTGGTGTTCTTCGGACAGTTGTCAATATCTTCGCCGAAGTCAGTGAATGCCGGAACTGCGCTGAACTTCAATCCGCCTGTTGTGGCACCGAGAATATTGCCGATCTCACCGCTTGAAGGAGTGAATGAATCAACGATGATGCCCGCATTTAAGACCAGTTCCTCAAATGTATTGACCGGAATTTTTGTGTAATCCATAAGCTATAACAGCTCCTTTCATGTATTTGCCTCTTCGATCAGACTGAGATATGCGACTTTCATCCGTGTATCCTCAGTCGGCTCATATTGGCAGAAATTCAAGTCTTTGAATAATAAAAGAAAGCCGTGATCAGTTGAGAGCATGATGCCCTCACCGATACGGCTTTCGATTTCATCAACTTTGTTTGAAATATCAATGAATGATGTGTCTTTGTACCATACTCTCGCGTATGTCGATACTTGATTCCGCCAGTCCGGACGAACGATCCGGTAAGTAATGTATGGAGGATCAACAAGAGTAACTCCATCCTCTGTGTATGGTACGTTATTTTCCGGATAAGCAGGAAGTCCGAATGATGACCAAAAATCATAGAGTGCTTTTGCTACATCTCTCATTCGAGTTCCCACCTCTCCGCAGTTACCTGTCCGAAATTGATCTGCGTGAATGACGGCGAGGAGTTATCAGTCATATTCGACTTCACTCTGAAGGTCATTCCATCGCTTTTACGCTTGAATACATCCATGAATGACAGCGGAGTTTCCTTCGGAACAGTAATTGTATAAACCTCGGCGATTCCTTCCTTTTCAGCGATCCTCGCATCCAGTGTCGAATCCTTCAGAATAGCCGCCTTGAAAGGCTCACCTTCAGTCCATACAGTAGTCCATCCGCCAAGACCATCCGAAATCCTCCTCTTTTCAAGAAGAACACAGTCGGTCATCATTTTTTCGTACAGAAAACTCATGGCAACTTCCTCCATCGAGCGAGTTTGCTCGCGAAAATATCTCTCCAAGTGACCGGAGTATATGATCCGGAAGCAGATGATCCGCTTGCTTTGGAATATGAGTAGTTATTGAACGATTCAGATGTGAATGGACTCTTTACTGTAGAATCTTCGCCGTCATACTTGGCGATCCATGTTTCAATCTCAGAAAGAAGCGCGATGAGGGAAGGAGGAACCGCCATCGCGCAAATCGAACCGCTGAATGATTCGTCCATTAAGTCATCAGCGGGATACTGGAAGACACAATCATTAAAAGTCGAGCCGATAATACGGAAATACTGTCCTTCTTTGAGAAAATCAACATTTAACGTTTTGTTTGCGATCACAAACGTTCCGGTATGAATTTCATCAACAAAGTAGTTGTGCAGATATCCGCAAACTTCATCTAGTAACAGATTCATGCTTCCGCCTCCTCAATCGCCTCGATAATATCCGCTTTCGTCATCCGACTGCTAACAGCAACATTGCGATCTGTCGCGTAATCCATAAGCTGAGCCTTGGTCATACTCGACAGATCAACATTGTTACTCGCGGACGTTTGCAGTCCTGTTATTCCCCCTCTGTGGTCGCCGCTGTGATGGTGCCTTTGACAATGCCGTTTGCGTAGTCGGCAAAGAGCTTGATGCCTTCAACAACAGTGTCGGAAGCTGTCATGTTTGTATAGTCCGGTTCCTCATGGATGCCGATGTATCCAGTTTCATCGGATGTAAAGCTGAACGCTTCGTTCAGATCAGCACCGTTGACAGGAATGTAGTACAGTACAATGTTATCCTTCGCAGTTGCATAGAAAGAACCTTCAGTAACAGCGGAGTTGAGGATAACAGTACCGAGTCCGAGGAAGTTCTCGATGTATGTCATACCGAAAGCTGTCTGTGTGGAAATCTGAGCCGCGCCGAGATACTTTGATACATCCTTCGGATTGAGGAAGTAAACAGATTCGATGTCATCGTCTTCGAACAGAATCTGAAGCTCTCCCCACGCATCAGCAAGAGCAGACTGGAGGTCGGTGCCTGTTGCTGTGGATGTAGATGTGACACCGGACAGGAATGTGAAGAAGTCGCTCTTGACCTTCTTCTGAACGTCCTTCAGCATCTTGTCTGTAGTTTCAGAAACGGCTTGATCATAACCGCGGTCGATGATTGCTTCTGCGGAAGTCGCTTTTCTCCACTTAAGCAGAGTCATTTCACCGACAGGAGTTTCAGTTGTTGTGTACTTAGACAGCGGAATTGTGTCGCCTTCAGCAACAATACCATTGCCAAGTGTACCGGACACGGTGTGGACTTTCAGAACTGTTCCTGCCTGCTTTGCGATCTTTCTTGTGACACCAAGAGCTTCAACGAGCTTCTTGATTGATCCACTGAAGGATGTGACAAAATCGACCTCACGAACTCTCGCAAGGTCAGCCTTTTTGATCAGATTTGTTTCAGCCATTTTGCTTATTTTCCTTTCATTCAGTAAATTTCAGACCGAACAGCTCCGGATTCTCGGCAATAGCCTTTCTCCGCTCTGCTCCGTCTTTGATTGCCATGATTTCCTCTTTGGTGCGCTTGGAAGGACTGGATGCGATCGGTGTCGGCACCTTTGCTCCTTCTGTGCGCTTTTCAACGATGAAACCCGACCAATCTTCTTTGATTTTCTTTGTGATTTCTTCAGAATTATCGAGCTTGCCGTCATCGGTCAGCTTGATATTACTGAAATCCGTCACTCTGATGATCGAATCAATGCGCTTTTCATCGACTCCGGACTCCTTCAGAAGCGCCTTGTATGCGCTCTGTACTTTTGCGAGCTTTTCTTTGCTTGCGATGTCCTTTTTGTAGTCTTCGAAAGCCTTGTGTTCGTCTGTGAATTTCTTCTGCCAATCGTCAGAAGTTTCGAAGCCTTTCAGTTTCTTTTCAAGTTCAGCGACCTTTTTTGCTTCTGCTTTATACTTGTCTCTTTCCTCAATAACTCCTGCGAGGCTTTCAGAATTTGCTTCAACGATAGCGCTCACCTGTTCTTCGGTGAGGTTCATCCCTTTAAGGAATGCTCTTGTAAGTGCCATTTATTTCCTCCGTTCTTTGATTCTTGGCGTTCCTTTGCCTTAAATGACATTTCGACTCAGTTCTTCGAGCCATATAAAAAGCACCGGATTCCGGTGCTATTTACCTATTTTTGATAGTACAGATGTGAATATCTGTTGGAAGTTTGATATGTTGTTTTCTATTGCAGGACGAATAAACGGTCGCGCCGCCATCTTCTGCGTTCCCATTTCCACATACGGTGCATAATGGACGTTTGTTCCGAGATATACGGTCTGTTCTTTTCCTTCTCCTGCATCCTGTATGTTTTCGCTGAACGAATTACCAATATCATCATCGTATGTGTGTTGCCGAGCAGAATCACCACTGACTGCGTGTGTAATTGAGTTCTTCAACCGTCCTGTATCGATTGCGCCTTGTGTAGTGATCTCGGTGATAGCATATCCTTCAGCCTGTACACCAACAGCTTCAAGCGCTGTCAGAATTGCTTCCTCTGTTTGATCTTTGATCAGATCAAGATTTGATGTCAACGTGAATTCGACATCAGCCATCTTGTTATTCCTCCCAAATTGAATAGTATTCTTTGTAGCTCTTGATCGCTTCCGGTGTAGCTTTTTCTGTCAATTTATAAATGAATTCAACAGGATCAAAATAATACCATTCTTCATTTTCCATGAAATAAGGTTTTTCTACAGTCATCAATACCCCTTCCTTCTTAGCCATTCGTTCATAGCGTCACCGAGTTCATTAGGCGCTCCACACAACGCATTTGCAAACGTTTCAGCAAACGCTTCAAAATAATTGGTTTTGCCATAATCGCTCAAGTTTTCAGAAACAGAGAAATCACTATTTTTTTCTTTTGCAATCTCAACTATTTCCAACCACATCTGTTTTGCGGCTTTTTTCTCTGTGTCTTTCTTATATTTTTGTGCTTTTCTTCCGTATGTATCAGCTTTTAGCCGTTTTTTAAACTCAGTTTCAAATTCTTCAAGATCAATATAACTTCTTGTTAATACACTTTGCAATGCGTGACCGTATTCATGTGTGACTGTGTATATTTTTTCAAATCCATCTTTAAATGGCATCGACCATTTCTTATCTTTCATTTCTTGCTCTTTTTTTACAAGATAATTGGGATCAGAATAATAATCTTTACACAAGAATAAACGGACTTGATCATGTCTGAAAGACGAACCACATGAAGCCACTGCATTTTGATTTGATGAAGAAATAAAACCAACATTGTTTTCTTTAATAGCTCCAAAGCGATCATTTAATTCAACGATCCTGTTTGTAGCATCAACAAACAAACCTTCATCAATGTATTTTGTATTTTCTTCAACATTAAAGAACCGTGAAAGGATATCGTTTGCCTCTTTTCGATTTGTTGCTACCTGTCTACTCTTTTCAGACTTTGTAGTTTGTTTTTCATGCTCTCCAAGCCATTCCTCAAAGGTCATATCGCCCATTTTCGGCGACCACTTCGGAATATCAATCGGAAATCCTCTGACATTTGATCGCTGTGAGCATCGACAGTTATAAACTTCTTCCGGTTTTCCTTGCGGATCACCCGGAAATCTACATTCGTTCGAATACTTTCCGGTTTTCAAATCCTTAATTTCACCATGAAGCAAACGATGAGAGTGCCTAGTCCGGTTGTCCAGTGTAGCGATCCATACTGAATCAAGCTCGATTCCTTTCTTCCGGAGATCATTCACAGCGTCATCTCTAGCTCGATTTTCGACTCCTGTTGTCATCGTTCTAGCGTTCCGGACAGCCGAAACTTTATTCATTCCGACTACATCCTTCAGCCGTTTAGCGATCTGAGGAATTGAGTCACCTTGAAGAAGTCCTTGAATCAGAGATGAGTTAATCTTCTGCTGATTCCACCGTAGGTCTTTATCGTGCGCCGCTTTCCATGCTTTCGAGCCTTCCTTTGGTGCAGGAAGCAAGGACTGTTTATTCTTGAACAGTTCTTCTGTTGCTCGTCTGTTGTAAAGCGTATACGATGTATCGATCATCGCGTCTTTTTCCGCTTGATATACAGCATAGTTGTGATTCAGAGAATAGACTTCTTCCGCATGGCTATTGATCGTTGACTTTGCGATATCGTTTGCCTTGGTGATCTCTTCGGCAATCGTATCTCGCATAGCCTTCCATCGCTCACCAGTAGCAACTTGACCGATTCTCCATCGGTTATATTCGTCCTGCGTGATCACTCCTTCGGCTAATTGCTGACGCTTCACCTTGTCCTTTGCTTCAAAGCGTTCGAGATACTTTTCGAGCTTTTCGGTCAGCTCTTTTTCAGCTTGTTTGTATTCCTTGGAGATTTTCTTCTCCATCCGTCCAAGGATGCGATCTGTTTCTTCATGTCCGAAGTCATCAGACGCATCCGGTAACTTCGCATATTTTGGCATTTTTAGCCGTTTTCAGCGCCTTCTTCGCTGTCTTTGGATTCTTCATCATCCTCATCAGAATCGCCCGCAAATCGATCTACATCCTCAGCGTCCTTGCGAGCGATGATCTCTTTAACTTCATCGACAGTAACGTTCGGAAGTTTGGAAAGGATTGTCTGCTCATCGAGATATGGTGCTTCCATAACAAGCATCTGAACTTGTTCCATCTGATTACTGATGCGGTTGCGCTTATACACTGGTTCGTCCTCAATTCCGACAAGATCAAGAATCTGCTTGATAAACTCGGTTACTTGGAACTCGAAGTCATCCGCTTCCTCGTCAAGAGGCTGATATGCCGCGTCAATGTGGTCATTGGTTGCTCCTGCCGCTACAGTGTGAACGTCCAGTCCGCCGAAATCCTCATACAGGTCAGCCTTGATACGGTTCAGAAGCGTTTCTCTCGCCGAGTATGGAATCTCCTGTGTGTACGGTGTGACAGTCTGATCTTGATCGACTTTGCCGATGTGCTGTAGCTTCAGACGATCACGGAACTGAGTCATATCAACATCATCCATTCCGGACGCGTTACCGATCAGCCAGTAAATCTCTGCACACTCATCAAGATCATTCGCAAATCCGCTCTTTATCAGATCATACGCATCGATATTCGGTCGGAGTCCGATAAGTGAAGACTGGTGAAGCTCTGATCCCCACATTGCTTTGATTGGAAGATCGGAATAGTTCTCGACACCGATAACCTCATCACCGCCGAAGTCAGTATGATTCACAATGGTCTTGTATGCGCGTTTGTCACCTTTCGGAACGAAGCGCTTTTCAATCTCAATGAAATCTGTATAGCCGTCTGCTTCGTATACCGTTACGTTCATCGGCTTGTCCGGTGATAGTTGCCAAAAGCGGATGCCTGCGCTCAATGCGGAAGTTTCCTCGTTCCAAAAAGGAATAAATTCATGGATTGTAAAGTTCAGCAGTTTGTTATTGTTCCAAAAGCCGAACGATACTCCATGAATGAGAGCTTTATACGCGATCGCTTTAACAGCAGAGTCAAACGATGATCCGAGCTTCTTCTTTGTGGCTGAATTGGCGAACGAAACACCATTGCCGAGCAGATATGTGTTTCTCTGTACGTTCAATCTCCGGAAGAAGTTTGATGCGATCCGGTTTGTTGCTGAAACAGTGTCCTGCACCTTGGTTCCGTTCATGTTATACAGCCATTTCGCATAGTTCATGACCGTCCTGTTCTGCTGATGATTGTACTCGTCAGCAATTACGGCGGTACGCACCATCGGATCAGCGTCATGATCGTTGAGCGCCTTCCGGATAAATCCGTTGATATCTCTGTCTTTTTCTTCGATAAAATCTTGAAATGTGAGCATTCGTCACCTCCTAAACGGTGATATATAGTTTTCTCGCTTCGGTGTGGCGAGTCGATAAGTATGCACAAAGTACCTCATGCTATCCATAGCATGATCGTTCTCTTTGATCGGTCTGTCATCGCCTGCTTTGTCATCCCAAACATAGCCGTTCAGCTCGGCAATTGTGTTTTTACAAGACCGAAGTATTTTGATGTATCCGTTTTTCATACATGTATGAGTTTCCTGTATTCCGTCAGATACATTGTTGTTTGCGTGAATCACTGAGTAGTTCTTTCGCCTATTCAGCTCAGTGATAAATGATGCGGCGGAAGGATCGACAATCGTTTTCAGCTTTCGGAAATATGTTCTGTTTTCTTCCGCATCCTTTTTCCGTTTGTCGATGATCCGCTTTGTGAACGCATCTAAATCATCAGCATATTCACCATCTGTCTTTTGAATTCCTGTGTCGCGTCCGGAATGATAATACTCATCCGTACAAATCCATACTTTTCCGTATTTCTCCCACAGGAGCGCCGCAAATGCGTTCTGTGTGCCGTAGTCGATAGACAACGCACAATCGCTCGGACTTCCTTCAATACCGCTTAAATCTGCTATAATCGCCTCCCTAAACGATGGATAAATAAGTCCTTCAGCAAGCGCCCACTTTCCCAAAATAAAACGCTGATAGTAGACTGTGCCTTCATACTCTTTGCACAGACTATCAACGAAAGATTTTGGCAAAAATGGATTGTCGAAAATGGTGTAATGCTGAACATAAGAATCTATGTCATCACGATCAATAAAAGCCTTCAACCAGTGAAGCGGATGCTCCGGATTGCAAGCACCATCCATACAGGAGTAAGACTTGTCCAGTCGCGAGGGAATGATCTCAAATACTTCTCGGTTCCACTTGGCTATTTCGTCACCATAGCAGTATTTAATACTGGCACCTTGAATCTTCGCGACTTGGCTGACCTTTTCGGCGCCTAGACAGTGAACCTCTTCACCGAACAGGATTGCAATGTTTTTGTTGTTCACACTGCCGATCCTATCTGATCCATAAATTTCTCTCATTGGCTGAAGTACATTTCGCTCGATCGTAGCCTTAGAAACTCCGAGAATGACATTCAGACCGGACTTTCCTTTGCGCTCAAGTATCCTGTACGCAATTACTTGCGCGATATCTCCGAAAGACTTGCCGGATCGGACTGCACCGACTTTGAAATTGAAGCGATGCTTTGCCTTGGCAAAATACTGGAGCTGTTTGCGAGAGAACTCAATCCTCTCCGTCATCGTCAGTTTCCTCTTCTTCCGGTAAATCCGGAAGGCTCTCAGCGTATTGCTGTGTCTGTTTCAGCATCTCGAATACTCGTTCGGAATCACTGGTATCGACAACATCGTAGTTATCGCGCCACCCTGCCTGTGATTTCATATAGAAGATCGCCGCCGTCTTATCCGGTGGTACTTCCTTCTCTTTGATGGTTACAGTCTTGTGTTCATGTCCTTCTGAATCAGTCCATATCTGCGTAACTGTTTCCTTGAGCGTCTGAACTCTGAACATCCATTTCAAAGCCGCGAACGCTTCTGCTATGGCAAATTCTTTGCCATTTTTTAGCGCGGACTTAATCGGCTCATGCTTCTCTTTCCATCTTCGCAGAACTCTTTCATTGATTCCGATTTTTTCGGCGATCTGAGCATCAGTCATTCCGCTTTGTTTAAAGTAACGCAACAGCTTCAGACCGTCTTCAGTCAGCCATTGATCGATTTTCGACGGTCTTCCTGCCATCAATTACCTCCTATTGTCAGTTTGATCCATTCTTGATATCGCTCACAGACTGCTTTCGTACTGGCGCGATCGCAAACAGGATCACAGTTGTTACATGGACAGACTGCCTTTTCGGACAGTTCTCTCATATGTTGCTTATATTGATCATACGGAATATTTGACACATCGATTACATCATCATCCATAGTCATCTCCAATTAAGGCGGCTCAATATGACTTTATTGATTACAGGAGTTCGCCGCCTTGTAGCACAGTCGATGTAGGGAAAGAAGGGGAAGTGCCTTTCGACTGCACAAAAAAACGGACGATTTATCTCATCCGCTCTTTTACTCATATATGATATCACATTATAACCGCCGAGATTTTCGGAGTTAGAACTCCATGTGCTTGATTTTTGCTTTCAGCTCCTTCAGAGCAAGCGATCCGTATTTATTGAAACTTTCTTCAATGCTTTCATCGATCAGATCGCAAATGCGCCGCTTCATTCGATCTTCTGTCTTATCATCGACAGTCCGCTTGTTGAACTTCCGGATTGTCAGATATTTGGAATAATCTCCATTTTCATAGCTGATTCTCGCCGAACAGCTTGGACATGAAACACCATAATATCTATCTTCACTTTCTGCAAGCTCGACCTCTGATCCGCAAAACGGACATGTCTTCAAATCCATCATTCGATTATTTCTCCTCCTGTATCCATTATGATTCCTGCTTTCTCTCTCGCTTCCTGTACTTTCTTCTGTTGTAGCTCGACATAATGCTTGTAAAATTTGATCAACCACTTTGTCTGCTCATCAATATCGTTCATACTGAGCTTGATCCATTCTTCCAGTGTGACGAATTCAACATGCGGAAGATATTCATCTTCTTCAGCAACAAACTCATAACCATATTCATCATCACCGATTGTTCCGCATCCATTTTGCAGATTGTAATATTCAAGCTGACCATTCATAACGATCAGCGAATCATGACTGTTTGTTCCGACGATGTGAACATATCCATCTTTTCCGTTATCTTTCACTTTGATCACTGGTATCAGCATTTTCTACCTCCTTGAAAAATTCTTTGTCATAAAAAGGACAATCATCGCATGATTCATAATCGTCCTCATGGATGCACAAACTCATTGTGCAACAGCCGTAGTCACTCATTCTTCTTTCCTCTCTCTCACCAAATCTGCGAACCGCATATTCTGCAACTTCTCGATATTTCTTATTGCGTGGTCTGCCATGGTGTCCAATTCAGCCAAAGAATCGGTAACACACATCCTGTTGATATCGCCATTTATAGTGTCTGCGAGAATCATCATCTTCTGATGCTCTTCTCTGTTCATTCTTCTTCCCTTTCCACATAATCCATCAGTCCGTATTCTTCAACCAAGAATCCAAGGAACTTTCTTGCATCTTCTCCGATTTCTTTCATGGAATATTCATGACGGCTTGCGTAATTTGCATTACTGCACAGGTCGGCTATAAGGCACTCAGCCAGTTCTTCCAACTTCTTTTGATTGTTCAGCCTGTCATGATCAATGTATGAATCACCATATGCTTCTGTTGCTCCGATCATGCAGTAAACCACTCTGATGATTTCACTTCCGCTTAAATCACTCATTATTCATCCTCCCAATAATTCTTTTTGTAATTTGTATCGAGGACAACCGTTCCGTCTTCGTAGTCAGTGACAGTGTTTACATCATAAGCACCGTTTTCAAACGTATCAGTGTTGACAATGATCACTTTGCTATCTTGTGGCATTTTCTTCAGCTTGTTGATCAACGTTTTTACTTTCATTTTTCTTTCCTCTCAAAGAAGGAATTGATTGTGAGTGAATGTGCTTCCATCTTTTCCATCAAGTCCTCCATAGGCATTCCGCTTTCGTCGTACTTTCTTAAACGCTTCATACACGCATTGAATCCATCAACGAACGATTCTCTTTCTGCGAGTGTTCTCATTATCACCTTTGGTCTTTCCGTCATTTCGCTTTCCTCAATTTCTTCGGTTTTCCGTTTTTTCTCAGATACTTGTTTTTCAGATCAGTGAGTCTGATCTCCGCAAATTTGCGGATGTTTGCCGCCACTTTTTCTGTAAGAATGTGAGGCAATGAAACGGTTGCCATACTACGCCAAACTAAACACTCGTCCATCATCCACCTCTGTATGGCTGTGGCATTGGCATCCATGCTACAACATCATCAAACTCGAAACTGTTATCATTATCAATCCACCACTCCTTTACACCACTGTTACAAACCTCAAATTGTGCTTCTATAACTACACCGAATTTTGTTGTTACAATGACATAATCATTTTTGTTTGGCAGTTTTTTTGATACAGGAATCCACTGTGGTTCTGAAGATATTTCAAAATCGATCGGATGCAATTTCCATTGTTCAACCATATATGCAATGCCGACTTTGTGCATAATATGTATATTTTCTTTTTCAATAAACTGCTTTATCCACTCAACAGGGATCGCATCCACTGTCGGAGCTTCATCCGTTATTAGAAGATAACGATTGCAGGCAGTAAGACTACAATGCCCACTAGCATCAGCAGAATCACACCGCTCGTTATGTTTCACGCAGTAATTCATTCTTCTTTCCTCTCTACGTTTGGATAATATTCAATTACGTCACCGTTATTCATCCAAATGGTTATCCCTTCTTTTCCATCGGTGAATAGTTCATGGCAAACTGGTCTGTAATCATTAATTTCAGCAACCACGCTTGCATATGTGCTTTTAAACACATTCAGTATCTCAGCGAATGTCATTCTTCTTTTCTCTCTACTATGGCTTTCACCAGTTCTCTGATGCAATCAATGTCAATGTAGATATACTCTTTTGTCATTCTTCTTTCCGCTCCACATAATCAATCAGTCCATATTCTTCGACCAAGTATTCAAGGAACTTTCTTGCATCTTCTCCGATTTCTTTCATGGAATATTCATGACGGTTTGCGTAATTGGCATTTCTGCACAGTTCAACAATGACCCATTCAGCCAGTTCTTCCAGCTTCTTTTGATTGTTCAGCCTGTCATGATCAATGTATGAATCACCATATGCTTCTGTTGCTCCGATCATGCAGTAAACCACTTTGATGATTTCACTTCCGCTTAAATCGCTCATTCTTCTTTCCTCTTCTCTTTAAGAATTTCGTTGCAATAATCGTCTATTGTTTCAGCAATCTTGCTGAATACTTCCTCTAATTGCTGACCTAATAGTTCAATTATCTCCT